TGGCAAAAGCAAAAACAGGTCTGACGAATACTGATTTCACCGCCGGAAAACCCAAAAAGTCTCGGCAGGGAAATGGGAAAGGAACTAAATTCGCCGCGTCGTCTCGCAACAATGCTAAAAAACCTTATCGCGGACAGGGTCGGTGATGCATAGATAAACTACATGTAAAGAAATGTATGGCATGTTTAATCGCAAATCTTCCTTCAATGGAAGTTTGGGTTCGTAAAGAGTATCTTACCGACCATCAATCTGGTCACGGTGAATTTGTTAAAGGCGTTTGGGTATCGATTAAATCGATTCCTGGACGTGCTTTTTATTTTGAGACCTACCTACCAGAATATGCAGCAATATATGACAAATTACCTATAAGTGCCTTTGTAGCAGATCCTGAGATACCTTCTCCCGATATGAACCTACCAAATTTACAGTTTTGGAACTGTATGGACTATGGTGTGGTATCAGTTGATAAGAAATTTATCGGTTCTATGGATTTTGAGTGTTATACACGCGATCATGGCAATGTAAAAGGCACTTATGTGTGTACAATTGACAACTATCATCATGATCCAGACTATGTTGACTATGCAACGAGTGAAAATCCTGCAGAACACAAGTCCCATAACCTAATTGAACTAGAAAATGGGCAATATGCACTGTATCCAAACAATAGATTACGCATTTATGATAATAGTCTGACTCCTGTTGAACCTAAAATGCCCGATTTTAAGGTTTCGACTCAATATTATCAAGTTGAGAACGGTTTTGATCGTCTTGGAATGGGAAGAGAGGACGAATATTACTGGAAAACCGCAAAAGAACGTAAAGAAGAAGAAAATAAATAAAAATAAGGGATAGAAACCCCTCTAAAAGTTCTAATTTTAATGAATTTGGAGCTAAAATGGGCAATTCACCTGTTGATAGAGACATTAATTATATGAGAGCAATGTGGGGAACCACAAAACTCGCCACTGACTACGTTAACTATCATAAAAATGAAGAAATGAACCCACAAAATGATTTTTTAGATAATTTGGCAAATGACCAACATCAAAAAATGCTTCGCGAAATTTCAAACGACGATATTACACCCAAAAAGAGAGATACTGTCAACCAAGAAGACCTTTATGAAAAAGCAGATGATAACACGGAATTATTCTGAGTAAGGGTATAAATAAAAACAAGTATAATCTCTAGATCTATCGTGGTTCAAAGGATATCCAGGGCATTTAAGGATATTAGTCTATCATTTGACAAACATCCTGTGACTAATGATATCCTTGCTCTTAAAAATGAAGATGCAATTAAAAGAAGTGTTCGCAATATTGTGAATACTATTCCAAGTGAAAGATTTTTTAATCCAATCTTTGGATCGGATGTGAAAGTTAATTTATTTGAGTTTATTGATTTTGGTACAGCATCTGTTTTACAGAAACAGATACAAACTGCTATCGAAAACTACGAACCAAGAATTAGTAATCTTTTGATTAGTGTGAATCCTAAACCAGATCAAAATGAATTTGAAATAACTGTTAGTTTTAGAATCATTGGTCAAGAGGTTCCTGCACAACAATTTACGTTCATCCTAGAGGCAACCAGATAAAATAATGCCTTTTACTAAGTTTACCAATCTAGATTTTGATCAGATAAAGACATCCATTAAGGATTATCTCCGTGCTAACTCAACGTTCACGGATTTTGATTTTGAAGGATCTAACTTTTCTGTGTTAATTGATACGTTAGCATATAATACGTATATTACGGCATTTAACTCTAACATGGTTGTCAATGAATCCTTTTTGGATTCTTCAACACTAAGAGAAAATGTTGTATCTTTAGCAAGAAATATTGGATATGTTCCAAGATCTAAAACTTGTGCAAAAGCAACTGTATCATTTTCAGTTAATACATCAGCATCTTCCAATCAAATAATTTTAAAAGCAGGACTTGTTTGTGTAGGTGCAGTAGATAATACTCAATATACATTTTCTGTTCCTTCTGATATTAGTGCAAATGTAATCAATGGAGTTGCTAAATTTGATAATATTGATGTATTCCAAGGCACATATCTGACTAAAGAATTTGTAGTAGATAACTCCCAAGATCAAAGATTTATTTTAAATAATCCAGGCATTGATACTTCCACAATTGTCATAACCGTTGGTAGTCGAGAATTCAAACAAGTAGATAATATTATTACTGTTGATAAAAATTCTGAAATATATCTGATTCAAGAAGTTTCGGATGAAAGATATGAATTACTTTTTGGTGATGGTGTTATTGGTAAAAAATTAGAAACTGGAACGACAATCAAAGTAAGTTATATTACAACTAACGGTCCAGATGGTAATGGTCCAGCATCGTTCTCTTATGCAGGAACAACAACTGATAGTAATGGTTTAATCACAAATCCAACAAATTCAGTAACAGTAACAACGGTCATATCCTCCACCGGAGGGGGCGACATTGAGCAGATAGACTCAATCAAGTACTTTGCCCCTAGAGTGTATGCATCGCAGTATCGTGCGGTTACTGCAAGGGACTATGAAGCAATTATACAAAAGATATTCCCAAGCACTGAGTCTGTTTCTGTTGTGGGTGGTGAAGAACTTGATCCACCAGAATTTGGTAAGGTTGTCATTAGTATAAAACCTAAGAATGGTTTTGCAATTTCTGACTTTGCTAAAACACAAATTCTTAATGATCTAAAGCAATATACTATATCTGGTATTAAACAAGAACTTTCGGATCTAAAACTACTATTTGTAGAGGTTGATTCCGATGTCTTCTATGATTCATCTAAAGCAAAAGACGTTGAATCAATCAGAAGTAATATTATAACTTCTCTTAATCAACATTCCAAAACTGTTGATATGAATAAATTTGGCGGAAGGTTTAAATATAGTAAAATCCTACAAATTATTGATAATGTAGATAATTCTATTACTTCTAACATTACTAGAGTTAGGATGAGAAGAAATCTAAATGCAATTACTAGCACTTTTGCTCAATATGAAATATGTTATGGAAATAGATTCCATAAAAATTTGAATGGATATAATGTTAAGAGTACTGGATTTAAAATTGCGGGAGAACCACAAACTGTATATTTCCTGGATGTACCTAATCCTAATGGTGATATTGGTTTACTTTCTATTGTTAAACCAACTTTAGATCCAGATACTTTTGAAATCGTTAAAAAATCTATTGGTACAGTAGATTATAGGAAGGGAGAAATAATTGTAAATACAATTAATATCGTTGCTACAGATCTTCCAGATAATGTCATAGAAATTCAGGCAGTACCAGAATCTAATGATGTTATTGGTTTGAAGGATCTATATCTAATCTTTGATATTTCAAAAAGCAATATAAATATGGTTAGGGATACAATTGCTTCTGGAGAACAGATTTCTGGCGTTAATTTCCCAGTAAGATCTAGTTATTCAAACGGACAAATAACAAGGAAATAATAGAGAGGAGATATGATTACAACTGGTTTTGATGCTAGGGTAAAAGTCCAACAAATTGTTGATAATCAATTACCAGAATTTTTACTATCCGAAAGTCCTAAGGTTGTAGAATTTCTGAAGCAGTACTATGTCTCTCAAGAATTTAGAGGCGGTACGATTGACATCGTTGAGAATTTGGATCAATATCTGAGTCTCAACAATTTAACCCCAGATATTTTAAATGATCATGTTGGCATAACATCAGATGTTACTGCTTCTGATACTATTGTCAATGTTACCACAACTAATGGTTTTCCGCAGCAATATGGTCTTTTAAAAATTGATGATGAAATTATCACATATACTGGTATAACAACTAATAGTTTTACTGGATGTGTTCGTGGTTTTAGTGGAATTACATCATATAGAGATAATCTAAATCCAGAAGAATTAGTATTTACTTCTTCAACTGCTTCATCCCATACTGATGGGACTAATATTAAAAATTTAAGTTCTTTATTTCTTAAAGAATTTTATCGCAAAATTAAGTATCTTCTTGCACCTGGATTTGAAGATGTTAGTTTTGTTAGCACTTTAGATGTAAATAATTTTGTTAAACAAGTTCGTGACTTCTATCAGAGTAAAGGAACTGAAGAAGCTTTCAGAATTTTATTTGCAATCTTATATAATGAAGTACCTAAAATTATTAACCTTGAAGATTTTCTTTTAAAACCATCATTTGCAGAATTTATTAGAAGAAGAGTCCTTGTAACTGAACTCATTAGTGGGGATCCTAATAAGTTAATTGGTCAAATGATCAACAACTTTACAAATACTGCAACGGGACCTGTATCTGAAGTTGAAATTATAACCAGAAATAGAAAAACTTTTTACAAAATTCAACTATTCTCTGGATATAATGAAAGAAGTTTAATTGAAGGAACTTTCACTATTACACCTAATAGTTTGGTTTCTGATAGTGTTTCTATCGGATCATCAGTTATTAGTGTAGATAGTACCATTGGATTTGGTCAGACTGGAACTGTTATTTGTGGTGATAATGAAATAGATTATACTAGTAAAAGTGTAAATCAATTCTTTGGGTGTACTGGTATATCGACTGCTATATCAACGAGGGAATCTTTATATTCTAAAACAGATACAATTTATGGATATGAAGATGGTGATCCTTCTAAAAAAGTAACAATGAGAATTGCTGGCGTAATGTCAGATATTGAAAATAAAGATTCATATAGACTACTATTTGAAGATGATATTATAGAAGTTAAAAATCTTGGCGAAAGTATTCCAAATAATAATGACAATTATAAGCAGTTTGTATTTAATTCTTGGATATACAACACTAGAACAAGATATGAAATTGAAAGTTTTACAAATA